TGGCGACGTGTTCGCTGATCTCTCGATGGTCAACGCGCATATGACCGCCTACACGGTCGACATCGCGCGCGAGGATGGCACGATCCTGGCCAGCATTTCAGTGCCGGCGCATTACCGCTATTCCCGCTGGCGTTGGCAATCGACCCCACGCCCGGTCACCGTAACGCCCGCCGCGCTGATCGCTGCCGGGCTGGTGCCGAAATACAGCGCCTCGGTCTCGCAGGGACTCAGCCCATCACAAAGCCCATCGACCTACACCCCGATGGGATTGGCGGGGCAGAGTGAGTTTATGGCATCTGGCGGCGGTGGTGCGGAAATCGGGCCGGTCACGAGGCATCAAGCCGATTACCTCATCAATCAAAGCCCGACCTCGTTGGCGTCCATGATGGCGCAGGCGGAAGCAGCCGGCACCTGGGGTTGGCATTTCCGCGACAAGAACACCAACGCGCCGCTGAACGGCATTACGTATCCGAAGGCGTCGATGGACCCGAGTGGGTCTCCGACGCCGTATTTCCCATTTCCGTGGTCACTCAACAACGACAACGATCCCCCTCCATTGGGGACCAGACTCAGAACCCTGCAATGGGACAGTGCGCACCAGCCGGCGCTGAACTATGTGCCATTCCTGCTGACCGGAGACCCCTACTACCTCGAAGGGCTGCAATTCCAGGTCGGCGCCAATATGTTCGATCTGGCGTGGGTAAATAGCGGCAGGCACTCTCACAACAGCTATGGCGCGATCCGTGCGCACGCTTGGTCGCTGCGAACCGATGCCAGTGCGGTCCTCGCGACACCGGACACGGTGCCGAATTGGTTGCTGCCCAAGAGCTATTATACGACATGGCTGGAAGACAATCGGCAATGGTGCCTGGACACCTTCGTCAACGGCACCGGCACCCAGCGCACGATCATCCGCACGATGGAGATGGACTACGGCAACAACGATGAGGCACCGGCAGGACCGGCTGGCACTTACGCGCAGGTCTATATGGAGGGCTACGAGGGCATCATCATCGGCTGGGTCGCGCGCAACTTTCCAGCATGGCTGCCGGTGCATACGTGGAAAACCGGCAGCGTGATTGCACGCACCAACGGAACGTCGGGGTGGATACGTGCCTGGGTATCGCCGTATCGGCAAAACCTTCGGGCAACGACCGCAAGCCCCTTCCTCGATTGGGCAGGCTCGTGGTCGCTGACACAAAGCCGTTATGGCCTCACCTACGCCGACTCCAACACAAGCGTCGAGCATGGCGACGTGACCTATTCCTCGATCTCCCGCGCCGATCTGGCGCAAGCAGTGACCAATGGCGTGCCGGGCGCGCTAACCTGCTATAATTGGCTCGACGGGCAGTTGACGACCAACATGCACAGCCCCGGCGGTGGCGCGATCGACTATCAATGGTGCATCGCCCCCTAATCGCCTGACGACCTCACTCACACTCTGACCGAGAGGAACCTGCCACATGGCCGGCTTGTCCGTTTCCGACGTCGTCAAGGTCGACGTGAATATGTCGCCGCGCGCGGTGCCGCTGCGCAACTTCGGCGCGCTCTGCATCGCCGGCCCGTCCGATGTAGTCGACGTGAAGGAGCGGCTGCGCGAGTATGTCTCGCTGACCGGCGTCGCCGAGGATTTCGGCATGGACGCGCCGGAATATCACGCCGCTGCCGCGTTCTTCGATCAGGCGCCGCAACCCTCACTGCTCTATGTTGGCCGTTTCGCGCAGACCGCGACCTCGGGCGTGCTGCACGGCATGCGCTACAACGTCGCGCAGCAGCAGGTCGTGCTGGCGCAACTGAAATCGATCACGAATGGCGCGATGGTCATTCCGATCGACGGTGCCGATGCCACCATTGCATCGTCGGCGGCCTATCTGCGCGGCGGCGTGACGGTGACAGCGGAACAGGATGCGCTGCTGACCACCTTACAGGCAATCACCGCTGGCGGGTTCAGCATCACCGTCAACGGCACGGTGCATGCCGTCACGGCGGTCGATCTGTCTTCCGCCGATGATCTGACCGAGGTGGCTTCGGTGATCGAGGCCAAGACCACGGCTTATGCCAGCGTCGAGTGGGTCGCGACCGATGGGACGTTCAAGATCACCAGCAACGTCATCGGCAGCACGTCGGCGATCAGCTATGCCACCGCGCCGGGATCGGGCACCGATCTGTCGGCGCCGCTGAAGCTCACCGCAGCGACCGGCGCGACGCCGCCGGTGGCCGGCGATGACGGCATCGATTTCACCGCCATCACCAACCTGAACGGGGCGGCGACGCTGGTGTCCAACGCGATGGCGGGGGCGCGCTGCTGGTTTGACGGCTTCCGCTTCAACGTCCAGTCGCTGTCGACCGGCACCGCGTCCAGCGTCGGCTACGCGCACGCGGCCGGACTTTCGCAGGATATCTCGGGCATCCTCGGACTGCGCAGTGGACAGGCGACACCACCGGTCAACGGCATCGCGGCCGAGACGCCAGCCGAGGCTGCGGTGCAACTGCGCGCGCACCCCGAATGGTATGGCCTGACGTTCGCCGTGGCCGACACCGCGACAATCACCGATGATGACTATGTCGAGGTAGCGACGTTCATCGAGGGCTGTTCGCCGATCTCGATTTTCGGCCTGACGACACAGGACCCGGATGTGCTCGATCTCACCATCGATCAGGATATCTGTGCGCGGCTGAAGGCGATGACCCTGATGCGGACGTTCAGCCAATATTCGAGCTACAACGCGTATGCCTGTTGCTCGATCTACGGCCGCGAGTTCACCATCGATTTCGAGGGCAGCAACACCACCAACACCGTCAAGTTCAAGCAGCAGCCGGGGATCACCGGCGAGATACTGACGGAGAACGAGGCGCGCGCGATCGATCTGAAGAACTGCAATGTCTACGTGTTCTACAGCAATGGCGCGTCGATCATTCAGCAGGGCGTCATGGCGAACGGGTTTTTCTTCGATGAGGTGCAGGGCACCGACTGGCAGGCCAATCGCGTCCAGACCGACCTGTTCAATGTGCTCTATCAGGCGAACACAAAAATCCCGCAGACCAATGCCGGCGTGCATATTCTGGTCACCACGGTCGAGGCATCGTTGAACCAGGGCGTGGTCAACGGGCTGATCGCGCCGGGCCAGTGGAACGCGCCGGGCTTCGGGCAGATCACCTTTGGCCAGATGCTGCCCAAGGGTTACTACGTCTGGGCACCGCTGCTGGAATCGCAGCCACAGGCGATCCGTGAAAAGCGCGTTGCGCCGACAATCCAGTGTGCGATCAAGCTCGCGGGCGCAGTGCACTTCGCCAACGTCGTCATCAACGTCAATCGGTAGGGCGCACCAGCGCCCTCATGAATGAGCGAGAACGACCCGCCAGCGGGCGGCGCGGCAGGTATCGTGGATCGCGTCCTGCGATTCATGGACCAGCCGTGGAAGGCTGTGGCGGTCGTGGTGTTGCTCATTCTCTGCGGTGTGGGCTGGATCGTCTACGACAAGCGCGATGAACTGTTCGAGGCGTGGCTGACCCCGAGCGCGCCGGAACTGAAGAAATCCGAGGTGCCGATGGCACTCGACAAGCTGGCCAGCGAAACCGACGCCGACCTTGTGCAAATCTGGGCGGTCGATCTGCCGAGCAATTCGCAATGGTTCCTGGGCGCGCGGCTGCACAGCGGTGAGCGGCCGGTCATTCCCTCGCCGCGCCGACTGCCGATCATCGACCATACCTCGGATATTTCGCGGCTAGTCGAGGTGCTGGACGGGCGGCCGACCTGTGTAGACTTGGAGACGACTGGCACACCGGTGGCGCGACGTCTGGCAGAGCGCGGCATGCACCGTGGCTGCGCCATTCCGATCCCGCCTGGACCCGAGTCATTCGTCGGCGTGATCTATCTGGCATGGACCAATAAGACGCCAGACCCCAGCAACGAGAACGTCGCGGTCGGTGTCGCGCGCGAGATCGCTGCCAAGCTGGCGACGCAATAATCCCTCGACAAGCGAAAGGAGACCGCGATGGCGACTTACAGTTTCATGGACGTGGCGGCGTCGATCACCGGACCCGGCGGCAGCTTCGCGCTCGGTTATGCGCAGGCCAATGCCGAGGAAGGCATCACGGTCACCATGAAGGAAGCCAAGAACGAGATGACGATTGGCGCCGATGGGAGCGTGATGCACAGCCTGCATGCCGGCAACGGCGGCTCGGTCACGCTGCGCTACCTGAAGACCGCGCCGGTCAACCATCAGCTTGCGGCGATGTATGATTTCCAGCGGGTATCGTCCGCCGTGTGGGGCAACAATGTGCTGGTGATCTCAGACCCGGCGCGCGGCGATCAGATCAGTTGCCGGCAGGTCGCGTTCCAGAAATGGCCCGACGTCACCTACGCCAAGGACGGCGGCACCCTGGAATGGGTTTTCGACTGCGGCTCGATCGATGGCATCCTGGGGGATGGGTCAGCAGGGATCGCATAAATATGGCTGAGTTCAGTATCGGCGAGCACGCCTACCGCACGCGCAAGATGGACGTGAAGCGACAATTCCATGTCGCGCGCCGCCTTGGGCCGCTGCTGAGCCACTTCACCGCCGCCATGCCGCAACTGATGAAGCTCGCCGAGGTGAACACCCCCGAAGCCTTGGGCGATGCCGAGATCATGCAGCAGTTCGAGCTGATGGTCACGCCGATGATCGCCGAGCTATCGCACATGCCGGAGAACGACGCGAACTACATCCTCGACTCCTGCATGATGGTGACGCAGCGCGCGTCGGGCGCGAACGGCGCGCAGCGCTGGCTAGATATCTGGAACATCCGCGCGGGCGCCTTGCAGTTCGAGGACATCACGCTGCCTGAAATGTTGCAGATCACTAAGGAGGTGCTGGTGGAGAACCTCGCGGGTTTTTTCAATATGGCGCCGAGCGCGGCGCCCGCACCTGGGGTGGGAGCGACACCTCCGGTATTGAATGGGTGACCCTGCCGAATGACGAAGATTTTCTGATGCGGCCGGTGCTTGCTGGCGTGGTGCGGTTCGAGAGTCTGTTCGATGGCTCGCTCGATCTGGAACACCTCGCGATGGCGAATGATGCGCTCGATGTGAAAGAGGAAAACGAGCGGCGCCTGCATGCGGCGCAAGAGCGGAAGATACAGCGATGAGCGATGCTATTCCGCCAACCACAGTCATCCAACTGCCGGAAATCGTTGTCACGGCGCCCCCGATCACTGTTCCGGCCCCTGCCGCGCCGCCCGCGAAGCGAGAGGCGCTGCCAGAGAAGGCGGTGCCGGATCGCCAAACCTACGAGGCACCAAACACCGAGACCAAGGGCGGGCGGCTGTATTGGCGGACGTTCAAGCTGACGATTTCCGATGAGAAAAAGGACCAGAAAGGCGGCTTCAACGAGTTCGACCTGTCCGATTTCCACTTCATCTTTACGGTCGATCACGCGCAGCTTCAGACGCCGAAAAAGCTGGTCTGCACGATCTACAATCTACACCCCAAAGTGTCGGACATCATCGCTGGTGAGTTCACTCAGGTCAGGCTGGAAGTTGGCTACAAGGACGACAAGAAACGCGGCGAGCTATTCAAGGGCTTCATCGTCTGGACCGAGCGGGGCAAAGAGAACGCCACCGACACCTACCTGACCATCTGGGCCAATTCATGGGATGGCGCCATCACCAGCGCGGTGGTCAATGAGACGCTGCCCAAGGGCAGCACGTCGGCCGATGTGTTCAAGGCATGCGTGCGGGCGATGGCGACCTATGGCGTGTCGCTGGGGTTCATGTCGCCTGGACTGAGCAAGACCGAGGCGCCGCGCGCCCGCACGATATCCGGTTCGGCCAAAGATGTGCTGCGCGACATGGCGCGATCGGAAGGCGCCGAGGTGTTCGTCGATGCCGACCGGGTCAATACGCTCAAATGGGATGAGACGATGCCCGGCCCGACGATCGTGCTGAACAGTAAGACCGGCATGCTCGACATCCCCAAACAAACACCCGGCGGTGTGACGGTGCGCAGCCTGATGAACGCACAGTTTCGGCCGGGCATGGCGGTCAAGATCGATGAGACCGATATCGTTCGCCAGCAACGGTCACAGGGCGCCGAACAGGCCGGCGCGCTGCCCGAACAGAACATGCAACTGATCCTGTCGCAAGCAGCCGTGCAGAGCGACGGGGTCTATAAAATCCACAAGGTGGTGCATCACGGCGATACGCGCGGCGACCCGTGGTATAGCGACATCACCACCATGCCGATCAAGCCAGCGGCGCCAGCGCTCCGATGAGCGGCGCCGTCGGCAACAACGTCCTGCGCGAGTATCTGGTCAGCCTGAAATATCAGGTTGACGCCGCCGGCAAGCGCAATTTCGTCAACAGCCTCACCGATATCGCCGGCCGCATTCTCGGCAGCAAGGCCGCCGTCCTTGGATTGGCGTCTGCACTCGTTCTGATGACAAAGCGGATGGCGGAAGCCTCCGAGCAACTCTATTTCATGTCGCAGCGGACCCAGACGTCCGCGACGAATATTCAATCCGCCACCGACGCGATGACGCGGTTCGGGGTCAGCGCCGAAGGGGCGCACGGCGCGCTCGAAGCCTTCAGTTCATGGCAGCGCTCACAAGGACCGGCGGCGACGCTGTTCCTGCGCAGCCTCGGGGTTAACGCTGGCGACGCCACCGAACAGATGGCGCAGCTTGGCCAAGTGCTCCAGCGGATGGGCGGGCGCATCGGCCAAGAGGGCACGCTGGGCTATGCGCTCGCCCTGCAAACCGCGCAGATGGCGGGGCTGAACGAGACCGCGTTCCGCGCGCTCATCGATCCTAATCTGCCCGCGCAGATCGCGCGCTCGCGGCAACTGCTGCTGGAAGCCTCCGGTCTCGATGAGGCCGGCACACAGCAGATGACGACCAATGCCCACGAGGTGGCGAACGCGTTCCGCGACTATGGGACGGTATTCGAGGGCTTCAGCAATGCCTTTCGCGCCGCCCTGTTCCCGGCAGTGCTGCCGGCGCTCAAAGAAATCTTCCAGGTCATTCGCGACAACCGCGAAGCGATCCGCAACTTCCTGGTTGAGACCGCACGGCTGATCGGCGCCCTGGCGACGGGGCTTGCCACCCTCATCCACCTGTTCTCTGAGTTTCCGACTGCGGTGAAACTCATCGTCGGCGGGCTGGCGGCCCTGGTCCTGGGGTTGGGTAGTTTTGCCAGAGCGCTGCTGCTCACGCCGTTCGGTTTGTTCATGACCGGCATGGCGGCACTGCTGTTGCTGCTGGAAGATTATGCGACGTGGAAGAAAGGGCAGGAACAGGGCACCGGCGCCGATACCATGTTCGATTGGGGCAACCTGCAAAAGCTCGGCATCGAACCCGGTCCATTCGCAGCAGTCCTGGCCTCACTCATCGCGATCTCCGTCCTGGCGCCGAAGCTGTTAGGGGTGGCCAAGGCAATTCGCGGCATCGCCGCTGCGACTGGTCTCGCGCGCATCGCCGCCCTCGGGTCGGCCGGCATCGTGATGGGGGCGCTTGCCGCGCTTGGCTACACGTTCTTCGAGAACCAGCGGGAGAATGACGAACTGGATCGCAAAGCCGGCGAGATGGGCTTTGAGAAACGGGGCGGCTCGTGGTGGGACCCGACCAACAAGATACCGCACTACGTGAACCCAAAGACCGGGGAGGACCTGACCTATCCCCAGATGCGTGATCTCATCAACAAGAAGGAAGGCCGGCCGTCGCAAGCGTCCCCCACGCTCCCCGGCATAATCGGCGATTGGTGGCGCCGCCTACAGGGGGGTCAAGGCCCCGGCGAGACCGAGACCCGCCCTGATAGTGGTGCCGTGCCGGGATCGGCGCAGGGGTTCTATGACGAAACTTACAACAACATTTACCGCGCAGCGGTGGCCAAGGGTCTGCCAAATCCCGCACAGATTGCTCGCATCGGTGCGGCGCAGGCGTCGCAGGAAACCGGCTACGGCAAGCACATGGTCGGCAACAACATCTTCGGCATCAAGGGTGCCGGCGTGACCGCGATGACGACCGAGTTCGAGGGCGGTCGCATGGTCAGCAAGCCGCAGAGTTTCGCCGCGTTCGGGAGCCGCGCCGATGCGGCGGCCGGCTACGTCGATTTCCTGCTGAGAAATCCGCGCTATGCCGCCCTGATTGCCGCCGGCAATGATCAGCAGGCCCTCGCGGCCCTGCAAGCCTCCGGCTACGCGACTGACCCGAACTATGCCCGCAGCGTCGGCGGCATCGCCAGTCGCTTTGGAGGACGCACGCTGGTGCCAGCCGGACCCGGTCTCGGGGGAGGGCAGCGCAACGACGTCAACGTGAACCAGACCACAAGCATCACGGTCGCCCAAGGCCCGACAGCGACCGATACGGCGGCTGCGGTGGCGCGTGAGCAGGCGCGGGTCAACGAGGGGCTGATCCGTGACACGACGGCGGCGATGGCATGAGCGGCGCGCTCACCGGCGGCAGTCTGTTTGCCTCGATCGGCATGCAGGCGGCGGGGGCCGCCGGCATCCTGCCTGCCTTCATCCGCGCGCCGCGCAAGATCGGCACGATCATCCCCGACGTGACAATCGAGGAACAGCACACCGACCGACTGAACATCACGCGCCATCCGGTGGCCAGCGGGCAGACAATCACCGACCATTCCTACTGGGAACCGTCGCAGGTCGTGATGCGGGTCGGGTTCTCGAACTCCAACATCGTCGGCGCGGCGGTCGGCGGCTTCATGTCGGGCGGCCTGTCGGGCGCGCTCGGCGGGTTGGCCAGTTCGGCGATGGAGAGCAGGGCGAAGGAAATCTATGCGCAGTTGCTGGAATTGCAGCGCAAGCGCGAGCCATTCGATGTCACCACCGGCAAGCGCACCTACAAGGACATGCTGATCTCCGAACTGACCTTCACCAACGATGCCAGCAAGGAATATGCGCTGATCATCGACGTGACGATGCAAGAGGTGCTGATCGTCAACCTGACCACCACCTCGCAACTGCCGGGGCAGGGCGCGCAAGGCTCACCGGAGCGCACCGCCGAGACCACCCCGACCGGCGACAAACAGACGCGACCGGAGTCGTGGGGGCACAGCATGTTCGGCAATGTTGGCGCGAACATCGGCAAGTTTCTTGGATTCTGACGATGGCCGTAGAACTCTTTCAAATCCCACTGTCCGGCATGCCGCAACGGTTCCTGATCCAGCTTGGCGACGTCAATTATTACCTGACCTTCGAGTTCCGCTGGGCCGCCAACGCGGGCTGGACGCTCGACATCGCCGACGTCGACAGCAACCCGCTGATCTGCGGCATCCCGCTGGTCACCGGCGCGAACCTGCTGGCGCAGTATGAATATCTCGGGTTCTCCAGGGATGTCGCACTTGCGGTGCGCAGCGACGGCGACCCGGAAGCCGTGCCGACCTTCAACAACCTCGGCCTCTACTCGCACGTCTACTGGGTCACCGGCCTGCTGAGCGAAGCGGCATGAGCGGTGCGGTCAAGGTCAATCCGGGTGGCCCGGTCGACGTCCGCCAGCGTTACGCCGACCCACTGGAAACCATGCAGACGACGCTGGACAACCGGCAGGCGCAGATTCAGACCATGATGCCGGGCATCATCGTCGCGTTCGATCCGGTGACGCTGACCGCCAAGGTGCAGCCCGCCCTGCAATCGCTGCAACGGATGCCGGATGGCACCACGAAATACGTCGACACCGCCGAGCTACACGACGTGCCGGTGCAGTTCCCCGGCGGTGGCGGTGCGCTGCTGACGTTCCCGGTCAAAAAGGGCGACGATTGCACCCTGATCTTCGCGTCGCGCTCGATCGATTTCTGGCACCAGCTTGGCGGCGTGCAGAAACCGCTCGACCGGCGGCTGCACGACATCAACGATGCGATCTGTCAGGTCGGCGTGCGCTCATCGCCAGCGGTGCCGGAGGGCATTTCCGGGGACGCGGTGCAACTGCGCACCGATGACGGCAACCTCACGATCACGCTGGACCACACGACCGGGCAGATCAGCATGAAGGCCAACACCAAGGTGGTGATCGAAGCGACCAACATGCAGATGAAAGGCGACGTCGAGATCACCGGCAAGCTGGTGGTCGACGGCACGACGTTCAGCACCCACACCCATCAAGACGATGGCAAGGGGCCGCCGAACAAGGGATCGCTCTGATGCGCGTGCGCAAGGTGGACGCCTCTGGCGATATGCTGTTCGGCAGCAACACCAACGACTATTGGTATAACGTGCCGGAGGCGGTCGCGCAGTCGATCATGACGCGGCTGCGGCTGTTCGAGGGCGAGTGGTTTGTCGATCTGACCGAGGGCACGCCATGGGCGACTCAGGTGCTCGGCGAGCGGACCCAGTCGACCCGCGACGTGGTGGTCCGGTCCAGGGTGTTCGGCACGCCGCATGTGATCGCCATCACCGAGTATGGCTCGCGCTATGACGGCGAGACGCGCACCTGGGGTGCGGCGATGACGATCGACACCGACTATGGCCGTGCTGGGCTTGCGGTGGCTCGCCTGCCGGGTGAACTGCCGTCAGGCAGCGCTGGCCCCTCGGTGACCGGCGCCTCGCTGCTGGGCGTCCAGGGGACCGTCACGCCCATCACGATGACGGCCGCCAACCTGCTGCAAGGACCGAACGTGAGCATCACCAATTTTCAGATCATCCGACTGGACGCGGGGGCATACTGAATGGCGCGCGAAAAGCTGTTTCCATTCCGCTCGACACTGGCGCGCAGCAACACCGCGACGCCGCGCCAGACGATCAAGGACCCGCCGCGCGTGGTGCGCGTGGTGCGGCCGACGCCGACCGTGGTGATGGACCCGTTCCTCGCGCCCGCCGCCGCGACGGATGCGCTGGCGCCGATCACGCCCGCGACGGCGGTCGATCTGGAAGGCGCGGGCGGCACCTTCATCACCGCGACCCCGGCCAATCTGCTGCACGGGCCGCAGGCGAACATCACCGATTTCGTGGTGCAGCGCCTCGACGCCGGCATCTATGGCATCGATGATGTCGCACCGGGGCCGGGAGTGACGACCGGGTTCCTGCTGGAAGATGGCTCGGGAATGTTCATCCTCGAAGATGCCAGCGGCTTTCTGGTGCAGGAATAGCCGATGTCTGGCACCGTCTCGCCGACCGCAGCCTATGTCGACATGACCGGCATTCACGCGCCCGGCTTCGCGGTGATCCAGCGCTATCTGATCAGCAGCTACCAGTCGATCTACGGCGCCGACGTGCTGCTGACCGCCGACAATCAGGACGGCCAACTGGTCGGCATCTTCGCGGCGGCGCTGGCGGATACCAACGCGGCCTGTGTGGCGGTCTATAATTCCTTCAGCCCGACCACGGCGCAGGGTGTCGGCCTGTCATCCAACGTCAAGATCAACGGCATGCGGCGGGCGCTGCCGACCAACTCTCAGGTCAATCTGCTGATTGTCGGCGAAGCCGGTCGGACCATTCTCGACGGCGCCGCCAGTGATCTCGCATCAAACCTGTGGATGCTGCCGCCAGCGGTGACCATTCCGCCCGAAGGCGAGATCGAGGTGTCGGCGCTGGCGGCGAACTCGGGCGACATTCAGGCGCTGCCGAACACCATCACCCGGATCGCGACGCCGACGCGCGGCTGGCAGACGGTGAATAATCCGCTCGCGGCGGTTCCCGGCGATCCGGTCGAGACCGACGCGGCGCTGCGGCGACGGCAATCGCAAAGCACGTCGCTGCCGGCGCTGTCGGTGCTGGACGGCGTCACCGGGGCCGTGCTGATGCTGCCGGGCGTGCTGGACGTAAAGACCTACGAGAACGACACCGACGTCACCGACCC